AGTCGTCTGAGTAGCGGAGACGATAGGTACATTAGCCTCAACTGCAAGACCACGGAGTTCTTCTGCAATCGCTTTAACATAGGTATACGAGTTTACTATAGATCCTTTATACCTCTGAGAGGCACAAATATTTAGATAATCAATGAATATAATATCAGGTTTAATACTTTTCTTTAGTGCGAGGTCACTGATCAAAGATTTGAAATGTCCTACATGTGCTGATGCTGTAGGATATTCTTTGATGATTAACTTCCCTTGTGTTTTCTTTGAAAGGTTCTTAACCTTACTCGCAAACATTACCTTAGGTAAATCTGCAAGTTTTTGTATTGGAATATTTAATAAATTAGCATCTATTCTTTCTGCAATCTTTTCTTCTGCCATTTCCATAGTGATGTATAGCACATTCCTACCTTGTAGTAGTGTTGCTGCTGCCATATGACACATGAATAATGACTTACCAACACCTGTACCTGCTAGTGCAACGTTGAGTGTTTTGTTAGGTAGTCCACCTTTTGTAATTTTATTAAAGTAGTCAAGATCAAAGGGGATCTTATCTTCTTTTCTATGATAGAAGTCGAATCTTTCATCTGAGTTTGCAATATAATCATGTCCAACATTCTGATCAAAACTTACTCCAAGTGCTTGACTGAGGATTTCTGGAATAGCACCTTTATCCCTCTTTGAATCTTGTCCATCAGCAATCTTAACGGATTCCATAAGCGATAGATAAATCGCTCTCTCCTGACACCATTTCTCTGTAGTGTCAACCAACCAATCGTACTCGCTTTTCTCATTGGATAACTCACTTAGAACCTCCTTTATAGTTTTAAATTGATCTTCAGTTAAGTCTGTACGTTCTTGACATTCTATACTCAAAGCATTAAGAGATGGTAATGCATCATACTGACTAATGTATTCATGTATTTCTAAGAATACAATCTTATACTCACGAGTGGTGAAGTATTCCTTCATCAAAAAAGGCAACACCTTACGTGCATATTTTTCATGATAGCATAGATTACTAAGAATCGTGACTTCTAAATTCATGTGTAATGTAAATAAGTGCCAACAATATATTTGTTGTTAGATACAGGTGCTTTACCTGCGTGTCTGTATTGCCATGTTGGTGGGAATAAAAGTATTGTACCACACTTGGCAGAAATGTCAAAGTTTAGTTTAGGGAATGATGTCTCCCCTCCTTCTTCAACATCATTAAGATATAAAAAACCGACTAGGAATCTACGAGCAGACGCATAGTCTTGCACATCAACGTGATCCTTAAATTGGTCATAATTATTGTTCTCATACATCTTCATACGAAACTCTTCGTATGAATATTTGGCAGGAAAGTCAGG